TATAATATTAATGACCCTAAACTTAAAAATGATTGTAAAATACGTAAAGATTGTTTTATATCTTGTGATTACATTAATAACTCGAATGATACAGATGAAAACAAATTACAAATGTTAAATAAATGTGTTGATAGTTGTATCATTAATAAAAACATTATTACTGGTGATTGTAAACAAGCTATTGATGATTTTAGACAAGATAAATATACACACGATGAATTCTGTTCTAAGATTGGCCCATCTGGATTAAAATGTGATAATCTTGAAAAAATACAAGAAGAAGCAAACGTAAAATGTTTAAAATATTAAGTAGTTTCTGTATCCATTTCTGATTCAGATTCATATATAATATCATTAATTATATGTGTATCGTGACTTAGATTATGAACATCATTTGTCATATCAATAGTATCAGTATGGTTATATACAACATTAATTACTGAATTATTCTGAAAATTAATAAGTTGAATATTAAATTTATAATACATAATTAATAATGTAGAAATTAAAGAGATTGTCCAAGATACACCTACATCCCACATCTGAAAATATATGCAATAAAATGTCCACATAATAGATGAAATAAAACGCAGTATTAAAAAGGATGATGAAATATCGTCAGCTTTTTTACGTTTATAAGTATGAATGATTTGTGGAATATTATAAATAAGTCCAATAGAGTTTGCAGTCCATACAAATGTTTGAGCCCATAGTGCGTCTTCACCACTCATAATTTAAATAAAGTTAATGGTTTTATATTATTATTTGTATTATATACTAAATAAGATTAATAAATATTTTTTCTTTAAATATGATAACGAATTAATAATATTACAAATATTTATTTAAAGATAATTGTTTCTATACTAAATAGAAATGTCTCGTGATTATACATTAACTGAAGCATTACAAGAATTAAAGTTGCTTACAAAACGTATCGATAGTACAATTCGTAATACGCAATTTTGTGGAACTTTACGTTCTGAAGACCTTAAAAATAAAGATTTAGTCTGTAAAGATACAGTTGCTAATTTTCAATCAATTAATGATTTAATTGAAAGAAGATCTAAAATTAAATCTGCTATTATGCAAGCGAATGCAGTAACATCTGTAGAAATTGCTGGTAAAGTTTATACTATTGCTGAAGCTATTTCAACTAAAGAATTTATTTCTGAAAAGCAAAGATTATTAGAAACAATGATTGGTCAACGTGCTACATCTAATAATTTAATTACTAGTTATAATAATGATAGACAACGTAAAATTGATGCATTAATTATTAGTAGTTTTGGTAGAGATAGTTCACAAAAAAATAATTCTGAAGATATTAGTTCTATCACAGATATGTATATCAAGAAAAACTTTGTAGAATTTGTTGACCCACTAAAAGTTGATGAAAAAATCAAAGAATTAGAAAAAGAAATTGATGAATTTAAACACCAAGTTGATTATAAATTGTCTTATATTAACGCAATTACTAAAATTACTGTTTAAATTATAAATATATATTGGGTATGCTTTGCATAACCTGTATTTTAATTCAGGTATAATAGCGAAATTTGTTGAACGGATACCATCGGGTTCTCGTAGGACAGACGTTATATGTTCACTTTATCAAAAAATGCGGACTTGCATGATATAATTATCACTTAGAAGATAATAATATTATAATTTCGATAGTGTTATCGAAAATATATAGTACCACGTATTTAAAGATTAAAACTTATAATTTTAATGATTAAATCTAAAATTTTAAAAATTAATTCCTTTCGAATGAGAGGTTCAAATATTAAAGTTTAAAATATAAAGATTGATAAAATCCTTGATAATGGCGATTTATTATTAAATCATCGAATTGGAACTCAGTCGAAACAGTGCCACAAGGCTGCTATTATACCTGAATTAAAATACAGGTTATGCAAAGCATACCCACCAAACAAATCATAAATTAAAACAATTTACTTTATGATTTCTTTTAAATTAATAAAAAATTTGATTAATATAAATATTGTATAAAAACAAATATACAAAAAAATTATAAATTCAAAATGTCTTACACAATTAGCGAAGAAGAAAAAGTATTATTACAAGATTTAATTAATAAATTAAAATCTGAAAATAATTATGAAACTGGAACAACAAAATTTGAAAATGGATTAATTTCATCTATAAAAATTAGTGATGGAAAAGATATATTTTATAAATATATTAATAAAAATAATGTTATGCGTGGTTTTGAGTATAAAACTGGTTTAAACATTGATAAACAAAAGTTTGATTTTGATTTAAAAGGTATATGCTCACCTGGATTATACTTTTCAAATATAGAATCTATTAGTAATTTTACTGATTATGGTTCTGAACTTTGGAAGATAGCTGTACCAGAAGGATTACCTATATTAGATTTTAAAAGTATTAGTAATAGTAGTATGATTGATTATTATAAAGCTAAATCAGCTTCTATTTATTTAGTAGATTCTGCATCAAAAGGAACTGATAAATATGCAAATTGGTTATTAAACACAAACTATGCAAATAATGCAGAGTTATTAAAAAGTTGTCAGGATTTAAATAATATCCAATATTACTCAAATAATATAAATATAGATATTAATGATATGTTGTTCAATAAAGATATTGAATATGATACAGTATTTGAAACAAAACAAAAAAAATATTTATTTATGAAAGCAATATTTGATAATGATTTAGAAAATGATTTGACTAAACCATTAATAAATAAAAATCACGATTTGTATGATAAAACATATTATGATACAATTTTTGAAACAAAATATAAAAATAAATTTTATGAAAAAAGATTAAAAAGTCTTAAAATATCTGATACAGCAGATGCATTTATTGTGTATAAAAACAATAGATTTTTCAAATATTTAAAAAAAACTTATTTTCCAGCATTAACAACACATCTTAAATCAAATAATTTAAAACTAAATTTAGATGTTGATTTAGATAATGCAAAAACATTATTAGAAGATTATTTAAAAGAAATAAATATTGATTCTGATAAATTATTTACAATATTAAAAGAAGGCAATGCAATTATTTCAGGTTCATTAATCTTATCTAAATTATTAAATAATAAATTTAAATCAAATGATATAGATATTTATATTAATAATCCCAATCAGCTTAGTGAACATCCAATAATGGATTTTTTTAAAGTTGGTGCTAAAAGACAAGGTAGAAAATTTGGTAATATCGATATAAGTATTAATTCAATAGGTGAACATACACCATATTCTATGAATCCAGTTAATAAAATAGTTAATTTAACAGTTTATTCAGTAGAAAAAAAAATATTTACCCAAATACAATTAATTTTTATTAATGAAGACCCTTTTAACTTTATTAATAACAATTTTGACTTTGACTTTTGCAAAGTTGCATTTGATGGTGATAAATTTATATCGAATCATTGGATAAATGTTATAAATTCATCTGGTTCTATTTCTGAACAATATTTAGAGACTTGTTGGAATTTAAAAACAAGAATGTCAAAATATCGTATTGCTAAAACAATAGAGCGTGTTGATAAATATATGAAACGTGGTTTTGAGATTATTAATTATAATTCGTTATTAGATTTAGCTATTAAAAATTTAGAATTTAATGAAGAAGAATGCAAAACAAATTAAAAGATTTGTTAAATGTAATATTATATTTTTATTAAAGCGAATCATTAACACGCTAAGTAAATAATAGTTAAACATGTTGAACTACACGATAATTAATATTTTTAATTGAGTCTCCGACTCTTTGACGATATTTAGATAGTGTGTTGACCTGCGAAATATATGAGTGAATGAATGTCTATAGAAGTATCATCAAATACAACTAGGTTTCTGCATAAAAAGATAGATTATAACCGATAATTGATTATTAAAATATAAAAATTTGATAAACAATTATTTTTATTTTTGAGTTTTTATAAAATGAGTTTATTTGATAGAATACATAAAGAGTATGTGTACATCATACGTACACGTGAAGCGATTCGTGCTAATGAAAATGTTTATAAAATTGGTATGACTGTTGATACAATCAAAAAGAGGTTAAGAGGGTATTCTTTTTATGAGAGTATCTTAACTTTAGCTGTTAACAATGCACCTTACGTTGAAAAGAAACTATTAGAATTATTACCATCTAAATATACTGTAAACAACCAGTATGGTAAAGAATATTTTAATGTAGATAATATAAATGATTTTATAAAAGATTTTTTCGAAATTGCTACAACAAATATATTATCTAAAGGTGGTGATGGAATTAAACCAGATGCAAATTTAAATATGAATATCAAAACAGATGAAGTTATTGATACTGAAGAAAAAGTTCCATTAAATTTAATATTACCAAATATAGGTAATAATCATAAACAAATAAATGTTACAATTAATAATATATTACCTAGTAATACAGAAACCATAGTTAATAATACTAATATTATAAATCAAGATTTATTAAATATTGATAATACAACGTGTAAGAGATGTGGTAATAAGTTTAAGAGTATTTCAAAATTAGAAAGGCATTTAAATAGGAAAAACAAATGTATTCCGATTATATCAAATATATCAATTGATGAATTTAAAAAAGAATTATCAGAAATGTCATCAACATTTATTAGAGATAATAAAAAATACTATAAATGCAAATATTGTAAAAAGATATATAACACTGCATCAGGTAAATGTTCCCATCAAAAGAAATGTAAAGAATTTTATTTGAAAAAATAATAGTAAAGAAAATAATTATATTTTTATAAAACTTAAGAAAAATACAAAATAAAGAATTTAGATAAAATCAATTTTAGACTTTTGATCTAAAAATAAACCCGTTAAAAATCCTTATCCGTAAATCGGAGTAAATTTTCTATTATTTTATAGAATAATTTATAAAAAGGAAAAATTATTTATATTCAAATTGTCAAATTATTTACTCTAACTAAAATCTAATAATTTTTTATAAAAAAGTTTTTGAATTAATTAATCGATTATACTTATAAATTAATATTTGTACAGCGATTAAATAAATAATAAATTAATTTATATAGTTGATATCGCTTATAAATATATGATAGTAGTCGGAGACATTATTTATATTTTATTTAGCGTAGTAATGTATATATTATTAATAATGATGTTTGTATGGAAAGTA